GCCTTGATTTTCTCTCAAAAGATGTTCAATATGAACGGACATGCAATGAAATTCACAAGGCAATAGATCATCGCCTGGAAAATATAGAGGAGATGCAAAGAGAAACAAGGGAAGACATCAAGTCAATCCTTGAAAAGATGGGATAATTAGCTGAAATAGATTTTTTTAAAAGAAGGTGTAAAAATGGCTACAACCGTTAACGATCTCAGAGCAGTATTCTCCTCTCCAGTAGGTCAATCTGTCTTACTGTGGATACTGCATGAGCATCATGTTTTTAGTGCAAATCTCAAAACACAAGAAGAAATAACTCTCCACAATTGGGGAATGAAGCTTTTAGCTCTTATCGGCCCTAAAGACACGAAACGCAGCGTGGAGGGTTATATAAAGATGGCCATGATGGAACAAAATAAAAATTCAGAAAAGGAGATTTAACAACAATGAGCTTATTAAATGCTGGTCAGGTTGACGAGGGTGGCAACTCCATCAACGAAAATGACAATGTTGTCAACGAAGGTGGCAATCCTATTGACGGAGATGGCGTTTCTACTATCGGTAATCAATCTACCGAAACCAGGGACGGTGACAATAGCAGCACCGACAATCCCAACTGGAGTGACCACATCGATGAATCCATACGGAAGCGTATAGGGAAGTTCAAAGATGTGAACAGCTTGGCAAAAAGCTATGTTGAGCTTGAGAAAAAGCTCAGTGAGGGTTTTAAGGTACCTGAAACCGAGGAAGAGCTCAATGCACTTTATGCTAAGCTGGGTAGGCCTGAAGATCCATCTGGTTATGAGTTAGGGGATATTCAGGATGAAATCGGCTTTAGAGACAAGGCCTACGAGACTGGACTATCACAGGCACAGGCAGAATCGCTGTCTAAATGGTTCAATGGTCTCGTCGAAAGGCATAAGGAAAGCCTCGAGGAAAAGAGCAAGGCCGCTGAAGTTGCACTTCGTGAGAGGTGGGGTGAAAAATTCAACGACAACCTTGAGCTTGCCAACAGAGAGCTTACTTCTTGCTTTTCTCAGGACTTTATCGACCGCTTGGAAGCAGCTGGATTTTTAAATGATCAGGAATTCATTACTGCCCTTTATCAGCAGGGCAAAATGAAGGCGAATGATTCTATAGGTAAACCTGGTCTGGGAGTTGACGTTGAGCGAACCGCTGCAGGTCAGCCCTTCTTAAACTTCCCATCTATGAAGCAGTATGAATAATGTAGCGGTCAAGTCCTATAACAAAACAAAAACAAGACAAAAATATTCTGAAAGGAGAAAATAATAAACAATGGCTACATTAAACGCATATGGACAACTTACCATGTTGGAGCTCGCCAAAAGGACTGATCCGAGGGGCGAAGCTGCAAAGATAGCTGAGATTTTGAGCGAGTCTAATGAGATTCTGCTCGATGCTCAGTGGGGCGAAGCTAATAACGTTGCATCTCACAAGGTTGTACGCAGGGATTATCTGCCCTCCGGTTCTTGGAGAAGCATTAACGCTGGTGTTAGTAAAGAAGCTTCTATCACCACAGAAGTGAACGAGCCTATCGGATTGCTGGAATCATACAGCGAAGTTGACAAGGCTCTTGTGGACATGGCTCCTAACCCTCGCCAGTTTCGGATGGACGAAGCGGCTGCATTTATAGAAGGAATGGGACAGACTTTGGCAGAGGCTATCATGTATGCTGATCACGATGTAAATCCTGAGAAGCTTCATGGTCTTGAGCCACGGCTGGACAGCCTTTCCAACCCCCGTGTGGTCTCTTGTGGTGGTAGCGGTTCTGACCTTACCTCAATATACATTGTTCAGTGGGGATTGAACCAGGTTTTCATGGTTTATCCTCGCGGATCAAAGAATGTTGGTATCGAGCACCGTGATCTGGGAGAGGTAACTCTTCAGGATGCGAGTGGAAACAACTACCAGGGATTCAGGGATCACTTCATTACCCGTAGCGGCCTGTGTGTAAAAGACACTCGCTGCATTGCACGCGTTGCGAATATTGAAACCTCAGGAACTAGCAATCTCTTTGATGAGGATAAGCTGATTGAGGTTTTGAATCAGATGAAGAATGCTGGCAAGGGTGCCACCATTTATGTCAACAGGACCGTAAAGACTCAGATGGAGATCGCTCTTATCGATCGGGCAAACGTTAACTTCACCGTTGCTAATGGTATGGGTGGTGTGCCAGTCCTAACCTTCCGGGGTCTTCCTGTTCGCTTGGTAGATCAGATAAGCGAAACCGAGACTGAGGTATCGTAAGCTAGCACACAAAAAGCAGAAAAAAGAAAAGGAGATATAGAAATATGTTGGACGCAAAATTAATACTCAGTGATGACCAGGCAATCACAACCAGTGCTGGTTCTACCAATGTGATTGATTTGGGAGCATATGAAACTGCTTTGGGCGAAGAGGAAAATCTGCGCATCAAAGTTACCGTTTCTGAGACCTTTGCCGGCGGCACCTCTCTGACAGTTATATGTCGGGAAGATGGGGATGACACTCCGTCTGATCAGTGGGCCGAGTCTAAGGCTGTTCCTGTTGCCAGTCTGGTTGAAGGCTACACGATAATGGACATTGGCTTGCCGACTACTCACCAGAGGTATATGGATGTGTATTACACTGCATCTGGTACCTTTACTGCCGGTAAGGTTAATGCCTACATTTATGCTCGATAACCCTTAACTATGCGCAGGGCTTCGGCCCTGCTCATGACTTAACGGTTATTATAATAGGTATAAAAGCTCCGAAAGAAAAAGAAAAGAAGAAAAAGAAGAGAGAAGGAACTTATGGCAAATACATCTGCATATCCAACCGAAGTAAGTACAGAATCTGTGAGCGGTGGTACCAATTGGGTCAATCCTCACTATGTTAAAGCAACAGATGACAATTATGCCACATGTAATGGTGAGAAATCATATTGGCTAAAATGCTGGAAGTTTTCTAGCCTTGTTGCAAGTATACCAGATACGGCCAGAATCGTTGGGTTGGAAGTCTTAATAAAGGGTATGTCTTCGGGAACCACCATTGATAATGAAGCCTATCTTTGCTATAAAGGTGAGCGCATAGGTAGTGATCGTGCCCATTCTGTTGAATGGACAAACGTAGCAAATACAATGGCGCATGGCGGCTCATATGATACCTGGGGACTTAGGTTAACTGCAGATTATAATTGGCCATGTGTTTCGGTTAAAGATGAATCTTTCGGCATCCATATTTCTGTTAAGAATGATGGGAGTACTGCTTCAATTGATTCGGTCAAAATGGTTGTTCATTATTTGGAGAACCAGGATACCGAAATTCAGATTTGTAATGAAGCACTTGCCAAGATTGGAGAACCGCCCATTACGAGCTTGAGTGGAACTGATGCACGATCAAAAAATTGTGCTCTTAATTATTCTTCAATACGTCAGCGTCTTCTAACTTCTCATATTTGGCATTTTGCGCTTGTAGAGTGTAAACTGAAGCAGTCTCTTATGCCACCCGCTTTTGGATGGGCTTATTCTTATGATCTTCCCTCAAACTTTCTAAAAGCATGTGAAATATATCCATCAACCGCCAAATATGAAATTGGAGCTGGTAATGTTATCTACACCAATACGGGTGATGGCTATTTGAAGTATGTTGCTGATGTAATAGATCCCACCCTCTTTTCTTTTGACTTTAAAGAGGCACTTGTATATAAACTTGCACTTACCCTTTACCCTGTCCTAGTTGATAAAGCTACTGGGTATCAAGTTTTTCAGAGGGAAGCTACATATGCAATTCAAAAGGCTATTCACAGTGGGACTGTCCACCAAAGGCCAAGCAAAGAAACCTTCACATGGCTCTCAAATTTAACGGAGGCAGGATAATAATATGCAGACTTCGTTTAACCGTGGCATTTGGTCTTCTAAACTCCAGAATAGATTCGATATCGATTCTTACAGATCGGCCTGTAGTCAACTTGAAAATTTTTCTATCTTACCACAGGGGGGGATAGAAAGGCGAAAAGGATCAGTATATCTGCTTGATTGCTATGGTCACTATCATAAAAGCTTACTGATTCCCTTTCAGCTCTCAAGTTCATCTACTTTTATTGTGGAACTCTCTGGTAATACATTGATGAGAATTCTTCAGTTTGATGCTGCTTCTGGCATATTGTCAGTTAAGCAGGATGGACTCAGTACTGGCTTTACTGATTCAGAGCTTGATGAAGTTCAGTGGGTACAAATTGAGAAAAAGCTCTATATCGCACATAAAAACCATCCTCCCCGGAAACTGAGTCGTATTGATGATACTCACTGGCTATGGGTAGAAATAGAGCATTACCCTGCAGCGCCTCGTACAAACAGATATTCTCCTCCGGGTAGTGTAACCCTGACTGCCGCATCTGGAGATAATGTTGCCTTTTCGCTTGGCAGTGCATGGTTAAAGCATGGTGATGTTGGACGATTTATAGTCGCCCGTGATGATAAAGGAAAAGCTGGTTATGCAGTTATAACAAAATACACCGATACTAACCATGGTGTATGTAGTATTATTGAAACTTTTAATGATACAACTTTAGCAACAACTGAATACTACTTGCAAGGTAATGGTGGTGGAAAATTAGATCCAACAAAATTTGGTCCCGAAGGAAGATCAACCCAAATCTATGCGACTGACATAGAGGGAAGTCAAAATTATTGGAGATCGGAAGATGTTGGAAGATATATCGAAATAAATGGAGGTTTTGTCAAGATTACAGAATATATAGGTGTTGATAGGGTAGGAGGAACTATTATCAAAGTTTTGGATGATGAGTACAGCACTTATAATTTCGCAATATATCAGCCTGAATGGGGCCAAACCGAAAGATACCCTAAAACAATTGCCTTTTATGAGAATCGCCTCTTTTACGGGGGGACTATAGAAAAACCAGGCACTGTGTGGGGCTCACGCTCTCAGTATTTTGATGATTTTACCACACATGCAGATGATGAATATATGTTGCAATATACGCTGACTGGAACTACCCTGCATGAAATCTTGTGGATGGTAGGTGCTCAGGTATTAGTTATAGGTACTACTAACGGGATATGGACCATAGGTAGGGAAGATTCGAGCGCAGTATTAACTCCCAGTGTAACAATGCTAGGGTATCAGTCTACTATGTCTTGCGCTCCGATTCGGCCAGCAACAATAGGCAATATCATTTTCTTTGCACAGCGTAACAAAAAAATATTGCGCAGTTTTATGGCTAGTGCTTCTATTAATATAGATAAAGCCACGCCAGCTGATGAAACATTATTTGCCGATCCTTTCGTTAATGCCAACATTTGTCAGATAGCAGCTCAGTCAAATCCATATATCACTATTTGGGTAACGGATACAAATGGTAAACTGTGGGGCTTGAATTATGTTGCAGAACAGCAAATTAATTCATGGTTTCAGGTTACAACTGATGGCGAGTATGAATCTCTTATGGTTATACCACAAGAAGATATAGATGATTTGTTGCTCTATACGGTCAAACGAACTATAAATGGAACAACCAGGAGATATATTGAATATTTTACGCCTCTTACTAGTGCAGATTCATTGAAACATTTCACGAGTGGTACGCCTGTTTATCAAATAACCGGATTGGATCACCTTGAGGGTAAAGAAGTGTGGTGCTATACGGACGAGGAGGGGGATTGGCTAAGAGATAGTGATGGAACTGCCCATAAATTTACAGTTAGTGGGGGAAAAATTAACATAGCAGGATGGTCCCCAACAGAAGATGCATATGTGGGTTTAACTTACACTGCAACTGCCAAAACCATGAATTGGTATGGCGGAATTAACGACCCTTCTTATGAAAGCAAAAGGCGTTTGACTAAAGTTAAAGTTACACTCTTAAACGCCAGGAGCGGTGAAGTTGGTGTACAGGTTGAGGAAGATGGAACACCTGAATATGTCAACCTATTCGATTCGCTGCCAAGCTCTACTTTTACTGGTGTTAAAGAATATAACATATGCCCTGGCACTGGGCGCATTATAAAGATATGCTTAAGGCAGCAAGAACCTGATCCTATAACAATCACAGGAGTGGGGTGTAATCTCAAATGATCGACACGCTAAAAAAAATCAAGACAGAAGAAGCTTTGCTGGGTTTACAAACAATCACAGACCTTGTAAAGCTTCACCAGGCTCCCGAGTATAAAATAAGGGACAGATACTATAGGGAAAGGGCTAAAGCAATTCGAAAGAGAGCCAAGTCTATATTGTCTGCCCAGAAAGTTCGCCTGGCTAAATCGAGCGGCGTTTCCGGAAGTGCCGTCACTCGAGAGACAGAAGCACAGATGGAACTCGATCTTATGGCCCTGGTATATGAAGACGAAATAATGAGATATAACGCAGCGCTAAGAATTTAATAATAATGATGATAACAGAGCAATAAGGAATATATAGGCAATGGAAATTCCAAGGTATACAAGAATACAGCGCGAAAGACCTTCAGCCACTGTGGATACCACTTCACTGGGGGCAGATTTGTTAGGCGTTCTAAGTAAACGTCTTGAGCGTTACAAGGCTCAAAAAGATAACGAAGACTTTATTTTACAATGCGCCGATTTCGATGATCGTATTCGCAGCTTCGAAATGACCGAGTTAGACAAAACGGGTCATGATACAGCTGGCAACATCCAAAGAGGTAGCGATCTTATAGAAAACCTGGCGTCTGAGAAGTTGTCAAGGTTTACTAATCCTGAGCTTGTAGATCGATTCGAAGTATACGCAGCGGCCCGAAGAGAACGATTACTCAATCGTCTAGGGCAGCATCATTTGGTTCAGACAAGGGTCGCGCTCAAAGATACCATAGACAAGATGACCGAATCTCGGAGCAAAATCACATACACTAATCCTGACGACCTTATTAGTGAGCTTGAGTTTGCTAAAATTGACCTTGACCAACTTGATGTTCCAAATAAAGATGAAGCATATAGACATATTCAGGCAACACTCACAGAACATGCTCTCGAGGGCGTATTGAATAGCAATCCCGGTGAGCTTTCTACCTATATCGAGAAATGGAAAGACCTCCTTACGCAAGACCAAATAGAAGCATTTAAAAAGAGAGAGCAAAGAGTTGTAGCTCGAATGATGGCCCAGAAAAAGCTTGAGACAGAAGCAATGTGGGAAGAGGAGCGCAATGAACTCTTACCTCGTATATTCTCGGGAGAGGCCACAGATGAGGATATTGACAGAACCAACCTCCCAGCAAAAGAGAAATATGCCTGGAAAGAGAAGCTATTTATGCGGAATAAGGCAATTGCAGAGGGCGCCCCAAACCCCTTCGAAATAGTAAACCCTGAAATAGACTCCCAGGTTATGAAGGCAGTCTATTCCCCTGCGCCACCCACACGCGAAGATATTATGAGTCTAATAGGGCACGGCCTGTCAGTCAATCGTGCCGAGCACTGGATTAAGGTCCTAGACAAGCCAGACAACGGATATAAAAGGGCCTTGGAATATCTAAAAAGCCAGATTACCCCACGTGGGAGCCTTATGGAGCCAGAAGATGCAGATGCCGCTGATGCTTA